CATATACTAACGCAAGTGATACACCTTTTAGATTTGTACCATGTATGATTTCAGGATTATCATATTACTTATCTATGAAGTTTGCACCACAACGAACACAGGAGATGAAGTTGTTGTACGAGGATGAATTAGCAAGAGCATTATCAGAAGATGGTTCTCCAGCTAGCACATTTATTACTCCGAAGACATACTATCCAAATGTATAATGGCTAGATTCGCAAAAGGTAGTAGAGCATTAGCAATATCTGATAGATCAGGCGCAGCTTTTCCATATAGAGAAATGGTAAAAGAGTGGACAGGTGCGTGGGTTCATCAGTCTGAATTTGAACCTAAACAACCACAATTAGAACCACACCCTGTAGGAGCAGACCCACAAGGTTTAATGCATGCAAGACCAGCAAGAGTTGAGTTTCCAGTGCAAGATATTTTACCTAACAATCCATTTACTACAACAGGTGGATCTCAAACTTTAAGTGTGTCTTATCCTTCTAATCAAATTAATGAAGGAACATCTTATGTTAGATTTCAATCTGTTAAGGAAATAGTAGGAGGTGTTGCAATTGCAACTTTAGAATTAGAAACAACTTTAAATGGTGCAATTAATGATACAGTCAACACTTTAACTTTAACTAGTTCTGCAGCATTTCCAAACGCTGGTTTTATTGTAATAGAAAAAGTAGATCAAGATGCAACTAGTGCAAATTTTGGAAAATACATGAATGAAACAATTCAATATACAGGTAATAATACAGGCACAGGAGTTTTGTCTGGACTAACAAGAGGAACAGCTGCTCCTTTTAGAGGAATTACTTTTTCTAATACTACTGCAACAACTCATGCAAACGGAGCAAAAGTTTTTGGATCTTATTTAGCAACAGCAATTGCAACGACTGTAACAGTTGGTCCTAGACTACCAAATGGAACACAGGCTACAGAAACACAATATAATTCTATAACAGTTCCTTTAGTAGCTAATGCTGGAAGCACAGCAACAGGAGGCGGTTTTCAATGTACAATTGGACCTGTTAATGATAGAGGTTAATTATGGCATATAGTTATTCAGATTTAACAACAGATATTAGAAATTACACAGAAGTAGATGCTAACGTTCTTACTGCTGCTGTTATAAATGGATTTCTTCGTAATTCAGAACACAGAATTAATTTAGATTGTCCAATGGATTCTGATAGACTTCAAGCCGAAGCACAATTTGCTACAGATTTTAATTCTATTACAATGCCTGTTGGCTTATTGTTTGTTAGAGGTATCCAAGTTTATGATTCAACAACAGCTACTACAGGAGAAGGAGTATGGTTAGAAAGACGAGACCAAACTTTTATATCTGAATATATTGGAGAATTAACAGGCACTGAAGGCGGTGTAGCAGCTCAAGATACAACAGGACTTCCTAAATATTATTCTATGTTTGGTGGTGCTACTACTGGAACTAGCACGGCTACGTCAGGAGCAGTCTATGTAGCTCCTACACCAGATAAAAATTATAAATATATTATACACTATAATGCTATGCCAACAGGTTTAGAGACTAATACAAGTGGAACTTATATAAGTAATTACTTTCCACAAGGGCTATTATATGCATGTTTAGTAGAAGCATTTAGTTTTTTAAAAGGCCCAACAGACATGTTGACATTATATGAACAGAAGTATAAAACTGAACTACAAAAGTTTGCAGCAATGCAAATTGGAAGAAGAAGAAGAGACGATTACACGGATGGTACAATAAGAATTCCAATCGAGTCAGCGCCTCAGTAATTAGGAGATTTTTTATGACAATAACATCGGCAATATGTAATTCATTCAAAGTAGAAATTCTACAAGGTGGTCACAACTTTAATGACAGTAGTGGAGCACCAACAGGTAACGCATTTAAACTAGCTTTATTTTCAAGTGACTCAGCTTCATTAAGTAAAACAACAACTGTTTACACAGCACCATCATCTGCTAACGCAGTTCCAACTAACACACTTGAAGTTAGTCAAAGTCAAACCGATGGCGGATCTTCAAACACTGGTTACACTGCAGGTGGAACCGCATTAACATCATCAGCTGATCCAGTTTTATCTTCAGACACAGCATGTGTAAAATTTAATGATGTTAGTTTTACTTCAGCTACTTTTACAGCAAGAGGTTGTTTAATTTATAATACAACAGCAATCACAGGATTTACAACAAACAGATCAGTCTGTGTTGTTAATTTTGGTGCAGACAAAACTGTAACAAGTGGAACATTTACTGTTCAATTTCCAGCACAGACAGCAGGTAACGCAATCGTTCAGATAGCATAAGAAGTAAGTCCTTATGTCGGCAATCCGAACATTTACAGTAACGGTAGCCAACCCCGGCTCTGGTAATAAATATTACATAGATGGTGTATTACAAGATACTATAACTCTTGCAGAAGGTTATACTTATATATTTAATTATCCTGCAGGTCACCCATTTAGATTTTCTACAACATCAGATGGCACACACAATTCCGGAAGTGAATATACAACCGGCGTAACACACAATAGTTCAACTCAAACTACAATAGTCGTAGCAGACAGCGCGCCACAACTTTATTATTATTGTGCACTTCACTCAGGAATGGGTGGAACAGCTAATACAGTTGATTCAAATACTTGGGGTGTTCTTCAATGGGGACAAAATAAATGGGGTGATCAAGACAGTATTGAAGTCACTCTTTCTGGTTTATCAATAACTTCTTCATTAGGTACTTTACTTCCGTTTAATGAAACAGGTTGGGGTAGAGATACTTGGGGTTTTGAAAATTGGGGTGAGTCAGCAATAGATGTAGTTTTACCTTCTTTATCTTCAACTTGTTCTGTCGGAGCTTTAACAACAGAAATAAAACCTGGTTGGGGTACACTTGATTGGGGTGAAAATGGTTGGGGTACAGTTGACTCAGCTGTATTTAATTTAACAGGTTTATCTGCAACAGCTAACGTAGGATCATTGACTGTAGCAGATCAAGCAATAGGTCTTACAGGTTTATCAACTACAAGTGCAGTAGGAAGTTTAACTACATTTTCTGATCACACACTTACACTATCTGCATTAAGTTTAACATCAAGTCCAGGATTATTGTCTGTAGATGCTCATTCAGTAGGATTATCTGGTTTATCAGCTACAAGTGCAGTAGGAAGTATATCTCCTGCAGATGTAATAGGTATTACAGGTCAATCAGCTCAAACAGATGTTGGTGCTATTACAATATCTTCTAATCCTGTTATAGCTTTAACAGGCGTTTCAGCATCAACATCTTTAGGTTCTTTAACTATTTCAAATATAACTGGAGCTACTTTAACAGGTCGATCAGCTACAACAGCTTTAGGATCTTTAACAACAACTCAGTTATCTATAGCTAGTTTAGTAGGTTCGGGACAAACAGCTACTACAAGTTTAAATGCTGACGGTATTATATTAAAATATTACGGAAAACTTGATCCTAAAACAAGTACAGGATATACTACACAAACACCTAAAACGTCAGTTAGCGGATACTCAAATAAGACGCCAAAAAACACAACAGGATATACAACAAAAACTCCTGCATAACATGTTTGACTTAAAACTTAATAGACTATATAAATACAACATTTAGGAGAATAAATAATGGCATCAACTTATACTGATCTTGGTATTGAACTAATGGCAACCGGTGAAAACGCCGGTACTTGGGGAACAAAAACCAATGCAAACTTAAATCTTATAGAACAATTAACTGGTGGTGTTAATTCTCAAGCTGTAACTGATTCAGGAACACCAACAGCTTTATCAATAGCAGACGGTGCTTTAACAGGTACTGCTCAACACAGAGTTATAGAACTTACAGGTTCAATAACTGGAGCAAGAATTGTAACTTTTCCTTTACTTACAGAAAATTTTTACATTATTAAAAACGGTACTTCTGGTGCATACACAGTACAAATAAAAGCAGCATCTGGTTCAGGTGCAACTGTTACTTTTGCAGCAGATAATAAAGGATATAAACTTGTTTATCTTGATGGTGTTGCAACAAACACTGGTGTTTTTGAAGCTGTATTAGGAGGCACTGGAGATGTAACTCTTACTGGAACACAAACTTTAACAAACAAAACTTTAACATCACCTGCAATTGGAACTTCAATTTTAGATACTGGTGGAAACGAATTATTTAAATTAACTGCAACAGGTTCTGCAATTAATGAACTTACATACGCTAATGCGGCTGCCGGAAATAACCCTACTTTTACGGCGTCTGGTGGAGATACTAACATAGGTGTATCAATTTTACCTAAAGGATCAGGAAAAATAACACTAGACAATTTAACTTTCCCTGCAGCGGACGGTTCGGCAAACCAAGTTATGACAACCAATGGTTCAGGTCAATTATCTTTTGTAGATAATACTGGTGGAACTGATTGGCAAGCAGTTCAAAGTTCAGCTACATTTACAGCAGTAGCTGGAAAAGGATATTTTATTAATACAACAAGTAATGCAATAGAAATGGATTTACCTGCAGGAACTTTAGGAGATGAAATATCTTTTGTTGATTATGCAGGAACATTTGACACTAATGCACTTACCATTGATCAAAATGGTACAGAAAAAATTATGGGTTCGACATCACCATTGACAGTTTCGGTAGAAAGAGCAGCAAATACTTTAGTGTATACAGATTCTACACAGGGTTGGTTGTTAAAGAATAAATAATCATGGCTACTTATAAGGAGAAAGTTGGAACTTCGGTTGTCAACTACGCTGGTAATTATCCAGGCGCCGTAGAAGGTGAGCTATGGTACGATAGCACTAACAAAGATTTTAAATATAATTATCCAAATGTCGCAACAGCAGCTTGGGCTACTGGTGGTGATTTAGGAACTGGCAGAGCTTCAATGAGTAATGCAGGAAACGCGGGAGATACTATAGGTGCAGGAGGATTTTATCCACCTGGACGTTCTGCATTAGCTGAAATATATAATGGAGTTGCTTGGTCTGAAACAGCAGATTTAAATCAAGTTAGACAATTAAGTCCAATGGCTGGAGCAAGTAGTACATCTGCAGTAGTCTTTGGTGGAACTGAACCACCTTATACATCTAAAGTAGAAAAATGGAATGGAACTTCTTGGGCAGAAGTTACTGATCTACCTAGCGCAAGACAATATGTAATGGGGTTTGGTATAACAACTGCAGCAATTTCTGCTGGTGGACAAACTAGTACTTTTATAGCAGACGCAGATTTATATAATGGAAGTAGTTGGGCTGAACAAGCTAGTTTAAATACTGCTAGAGGGTATGGTTCAGGATCGGGAACAGCTACAACTGGTCTAACTGCTGGTGGTAACACAGGTCCAGCACCGAGAGCAGCATTAACAGAATCTTGGAATGGAACTAGTTGGGTTGAAGAAAGTGATTTAAATGAAGCTAGAGGTTCAGGACTAGCAGGATCTGGAACAAGTAAAACTTCTGCTATGGTTTTTGGTGGAGAACCGCCAGGAACTCCTACTGCCAAAACAGAACAATGGAACGGAACTTCTTGGACAGAAGTAGGTGATTTATCTACAGCAAGACAATATTTAGCTGGATCTGGATCTAAAACTCAAGCACTTGCTTATGGTGGAAATAATCCTGGAGGTTATTTAAATAACACAGAAGAATTTACAAGTGGAGGACCCGTTGGTGCGTGGTCTACAGGTGGAGCTTTAAATACTGGTAGAAGATATTTAGGAAGATCAGGAACTCAAACATCAGCTTTAGCTTTTGGTGGAGATGCAGATGGAACTAATGGAACAGATTTAACAGAAGAATATGATGGAAATAGTTGGACAGAAGTTAACAATTTAAACACTGCAAGAAGAACAATGGGTTGCGGAGCAGACAATAATTCTGCATTAGCTTTTGGTGGTCAACCAAGTGACTCAGGATCAGTTTCAAATTTAACAGAGTCTTGGAATGGAACTTGTTGGGCAGCAGGAAATACTTTAAACAATGCAAGAGCTACAGGAGCAGGGTCAGGTATAATAACTTCAGCATTATGTTATGGAGGAACTCCAACTCCTAGAGCATACACAGAAAAATGGAATGGAACTTGTTGGGCAGAAGTTAACGATTTAAACCAAGGAAGATATGGTAATGCGGGAGCTGGATCTGTTAATTCAAATGCTTTATGTTTTGGTGGTTTTTCATCACCTCCTTCTACATATGAAGCAAAAGCAGAATCTTGGAATGATACATGTTGGACTGAAGTTAGTGATTTAAATACTGGAAGATATGGTATTATGGGAACAGGTGCTAGTAATACAGCGGCACTAGCTTTTGGTGGAGAAGCACCACCTAATACAGGTAAAACAGAAGATTGGAATGGAGTTGCATGGGTAGAAGTTGCAGATTTAAATGTTGCACAAGCAGATGGTAATGGTGCAGGTACTTCAACAGCAGCAGTTGCATTTGGAGGAGCTTCATCACCAAGTGCAATGACAGAAGAATGGAGTGGAAGTTCAAACACAACTAAGGTATTAACAGATTAATAAAAGGAGAAAACTATGGCAAAAACATATCAATACTGTGTAGCAGAAAACTGGGGAAAGGGATTTATC